GGCAGTACGCGACGAATGATGACAGTGTTGCCGCTAGGTGGAGCTGTGACAAATGTGACATTTCCGCCAGAATCGCTACCTGCGCCCGATACAGTGTAATCAGTAGTCAGAGTTTGCGTGGTAGATACGCCAGTTGTATCGTTCTTGAGCGAGACGACAAGATCGCTGTCCGCGAATATCTTGAACGTATACGAAAACCCGGTCGTTGCACCGTTGCCGGAGTAGCTAACAGAGCTAGTGCTGCTGGATACTGTCATGTTTAGTCCTCAATAATTCCCTCAAACTCAGGAGCACGTCTGGGCGCTAGTTCACCTGGGCGCCACCAGTAATCCCGATTGTACTCTGTATATTCCTTTCGCATAAGGCGTCGATACTTCTTTTCCGCCTCCGGATCTGCCATCATTTCCAGTTGGTCAAACAAACCCTGCTTAAGCAAATGCACCTGCCAGGTACTAGGCGTATATCTTTCTGCTATCTGAGAAGCCTCTTTAAGGATGTGCGTTTCTTCGCCTTGCACTAACTCCCTAAAATTACCAAGAGTAAACTTAGCCGTGGTATCAAGTAGCTCACCTGCTGGACCTGTAAGAGTTTCACTTATCCCCCCGCCAAATCGGTTGACATCAGAGAATACAAAGTCACCCATGATTCCTAGGCCGCCGCCCTGCTGAAGCGCTGCCGCCCAAAACTCCGGTGTATTCATTGGTCTTGGGTCTTTGCCCTTAGCGATATCCTTAGCCTGGAGCGCAATAGCACCTAACGCCCATGTAGTTGCGAGCATGGCGCCAAAGTAGCCTGGCTTGAATCCAGAAGAGCCGAGCATACCAGCTCGATAAAAATGCGTAGTAGCAATCGTTAGCGGGAACGACTTAATCATAAACGCAGATCGCCATGCCTCGCCGGACACAGTTCCGCGCTGCAAGCCGCCAGTAGTAATGGCTCGCACTCTGGCATCCGGTGTGGGTACTGCGTAATCAACCTCAGACATAATCATCTGGTGAAACTTCTTGCCGCCTGGTTGCGTCATATCCGCATATACGCCGCCATTATGCTTAAGCAGTGTTGTACGCCTAAACTGCGCCCAATCAGCTTCCGTAATGTCGTAAGTCTGCATAGCGCGAATTAGGTTTGGATCTAGCTCGTTAAACTTTTTGCCAAAGTTTCTGCCCAACAAGCCAGCAAACTCGATGGTAAATGACTTTCTGCCGCCATCTGTCCAAGGCTTGAGTAGTGATGCGCGCATAACGCCTTCTGCTACTTTTGCAGTCATGCCAGTACCGTAGACATCGCCGTACCGATTGCTTGCGTGTGTCCTAGTAATCCAAGCCTCCGCGCCTAAACCAATCTGTGCAGCGATTCTTTGGCTTTCAATATCGCCTGGCGCCAGACTACGCAGCTGCCCCATGAGAATCTTCATGGCCGGCAATCCGTTCATCTTTGCCGTTAGTGTCTGAAAGCCCACATCAGATATCGACGACAAGAATGCGCTGCCTAACGTAGATGCGGTGATAACATTGCGGAATCCTTGGAAGAAGTCAGCAGTGCTCGTAATCTCGCCTTGATTTGTTTTGCCCGATACGACGTTAAACGTAGCCTCAACCATCTTCTTTTGGCTTGGCGTAAATAGCTTTTGTTTGTCGTAATACGCAAACATAGCCTTGTATGTATCGTTAGGGTTTGGCCCCATGCGCTCTAGTAGCGCAATATCGTTAGCGCTTGCTTCAAGGTAGTCAGTAAATATTGAGAACAGATCGCCACGCCCAAAGTCTTTTTGGTAATCAATGTATGAATCTGCTGTCTTAAAATAGAGAACACGGCGCTCAGATCCACGCCTAGACAGCTTTCTGCCCAGCCTTGGCACTGCTAAATCCTCTAGCTTATTGAGGCCATGTGTCGTAATTGACTCATATGAGTAGTTAAGTAAGTCATCAAGCTGTTTATCTGATAAAGGTTCGCCAGCATCATCAAGCATACGAGCACGATCTAACACGCCCTCACGCTTCATGTAATTTACCCAAGCTTCTTTGCCAGCATTCTGGACCGCTCTTGCATCATGGTGCTGCGGCATCAGGAACCTATCGTTCTTAGAAATAGCCGCGCCGTTCCTATTCTTTAGCTGGCGAATAAGCTCTGTAGTCTCTAGCCAGTCTTTGGCAGCCGCATTGATTACCGCGTCGTCAGTAGTCTCGCCATAAATAGCACGAACAAACTTTTGCAAGTTTTCTTCGTCAGTCAGAAAGCCCAAGCCTTTTGCGCGGAAGCGCTCTAGCATCTTGGCGTTCTTGGATTGCAGCAGGTTATTATAGTACCTACCCAGAAACTCTACGTTTTTGTAGCCAGCAGCGCCCCGGTTGTCCTTGGTCAACATCGCCATCATGCCGTAAAACGGGCCGTCAGGATGTTTAGATACGTCTTTTACTGCATCAGATAGGCGCACAGCCTGGAATGCCGCCTCTCTTTTCTCTCTAGAGATGGTGGCTATGTATTCATCGAGCACACGATCAGGCTCTACCGATTCGGTAAGTGCTTTCTTTACCTGGTCAGGCAGCTTTGCCGCTACCTTTGGCACACAGACATCAAAACTACTCACCGCGCACGCACCTCCGTAATGCTTCTGCACTTTCTAGCTGCTCATCGGCGCTCTTAATAATCGCCGGCGCGTCAAAGATAACATCATCGCCTATCTTGACGACTTGCTCTTCTGGCGACAGTCGCTCGTATGCCGCTATAGCCTCATCATAACTAGACTCAATATCAATTTCTTCCATCAACTCCCGCTCTCTTGAACTAACAACGGGCGCTCTTGGTGCGTCTGGATACTCTTCGTAGTATTGCTCGAATGTCCTGCTAGGCTGATATGACGAATAGCGTTGCGCTTCTAGTTCTTCAGCGTATCGCATACCTTCCATCATGCGCCGCGCAGCACTTTCTTTATAAATGTCTTCTAGTGTTCGCGCTGTAATGGTAACTGGCTCTCGAAAGGTGATGTTTAGTCCATCATCTTCGATGAATACATTGCGCTGCTTAAGATCATCAACGATCTCGCGGGTTGCGTTATATCCAATGCGCAAATGCTTCTGCAGCTTGCTAGTCGTAAACGCTTTGCCCTGCTTCTTTGCAAACGTCACAGCCTTCTTTGAATTGCCGGTTAGGTCTTTGGTTGGGTCTGCAAACTTCGACTCAATCTCTAAAACTTTCCCTTCTAGCGCATCAATCCTAGCCTGTACATCTGGGTCGGCATACATCTTGGGGTTGAAGGTCATCTGATCCACAAGATCTACTGCATCGTTTGCGCCAAACTTATCAGGACCATCTGCTCGGTTTATGTAGCCAGGTAAGATATCTTGTTGATCGACAATAAACTCGGCTAGCTCATCAGGCGTCATGCCCTCATTGCCGGCGCGCCAAAAACCAGGCTGAAAACCCTTTTTGAAGTTTTCTGGATCAATGCCATCATCGGCAAAGGCTTGCTTATTAAGGCCGCCCCTCGATCTAATTAGCCCTGCTATCTTTGGCTTTTTAGCAAGCTCTTTAGACTCTGACTCCAGCTTTCTTATCATTGAGTAGTAAGCGTCTATTTCTGACCTGTACTCGCCCTGCAAAAAACGTCGATACTCGTCGTCAATTAGTCTGTCAGGCGATGGTGGATTTGCCTCATCAAGCGCCTCTTGCAGCTCTTGAAACTCTCGCAATCCCCTATCTAGCTTTGCAAAATCTCTTTGCGGGCCAGTGCCTTTAGCGGCACCAGTCACATCCTCAAGCGCAGTAAGTGTATCGTCCTGCTCAGATAAGAATGGCGCTGGCTCGTCAGGCGCGTCAGGCCTAGGCTCGGTAAATGAATCTGCAAGCCCCTGCCTAAATTGACGAATGTATCCAGCAATGCCGCCGGTGATACCGCCAACAAGTGCGCCACCTACGGCAGCAGAGCCAATGGCTAGTAATGCCTGGTTAGATGAGTAAGGAGAGTCGATGCTGTCTTTGTGCGCCATGACAAATGGCTGAATGGCTAGCTCTGTGCCTGCTGTAAGCGCTGCTGTTCTGCCGGCAGTCCTTGTCGCGGCAGCTGCAACGCTCATGCCTCTTGCCATATTAGGCAGAGTGCCAATACCCATAGTCGCAACACTAAAAGGCTCTAACGCAAGGAATGTAGCGGTCGTACCGACAAATTGTGCAGATCCAGGGCCAGCAGCTAATACGCTTTGTGCATACTCGCGCTTTTTGCGCAGCATCTCTTTGCGCTCATTCTCAAGCTCTAAGTCTGTGGATATGTAGTTACGATACGGGCCTTCTGGATCTTCATTGAGATGTCTGGCGAGACGGTTCATGTCAAAGTCGCCATCGCCGTTTGTGTAATCTGCCTCACTAACAATGCCATTTTCAATCAGCTCAAGCGCTCTGTTTCTGTTGCGCTCATACATCTGCCGATTAAGAAGGCCAGATACAGATAGATTTTCGTCTACATTAGTACCGACCGCAGCTGAAAATGCGTTATACCAGCTTGGCGCTTCTTTGTAGGTATTAGGCTCGAATAGCCTTTGCCCTTGCTCAAACGCTATCCTGTCTTGGCGAGAAACAAACGACATATCACTCTTGCTCTTCTTGCAGTCTAGCTCGTTGACGTTGCGCCTTTGTTTGTATGCCCTCAATAATCGGCGCTGTTACCGATTGCGCTAGTTTGCGCTTTCCAAGGTAAATGCTTTCAAGAACATCCCGATAGGAAGTAAGGTATTCAGTAAGAAACGACCCTTCGTATATTTCCGACGCAGTAAGTGTTCTTTTGCGGGCAGGTAAGCCCAGCTTTTCACGTTGCCTTTGCGCCTTCTGTGCCATGTTGGGAAATATCCCATACAAACTTTGCTGAGACGGCAAGGTGTTTCGTAGCTCGTCAGTCATCTGAAACCGTAATGGCTGCCCGTTAGCCAGGGTAAATGCTGGCTGTCCATTTTCTAGCTGCGGTTCATACGTATTGCTTGATATGCTTCTTATCCTAGATCGCTTCAATACCGCTAGTGCGCCATTATCTCCACCATACTGATCTGGCGTAAATCCAATTAAGCCGTCTGGCGCTAAATACTCTAAAGTATCAACGCTAAACCGCTCAATTGCATTGTTGAAGTCATCTTCCTCCATGCCTCTTGGAAGCTGATAAGTAAAGTTGTTGTACGTACCAACGCCGCCAGTAACCGCATCAATTGACGCCTGAAACTCAGTAGTAACATCGTTGCCAATTTGTGTTTCGGGAGATGTTCTAACCTCTGCGTAATGAGCAAGCGCGGCCCTAAAAACGATTGCATCATTTTCGCCAAAGCTGCCAGGCAATTCGTACAAGTCACCGACTTTGTTTTTGTAGATGGAGTACAGTTCGTTTTTGTTAGGTAAAGGCACACCCTGATCTATTTTGAACTGGCCCTGAAAAATTGCAGTAGCGACCGGAATGTCGTTTACGGCACCAGCCATGGCGAACTGGCTGGCTTTGCCCCTGCCTTGCCCAGCAAGCTGCTCCCATATTTGCGGGTACTTATCAGCGACCATTGAAAATGCTTGCGCGTCTTTTACCAACATCATTGGCGATGCTTCGCTTAGGTATGCAGCAAACTGAGAGGCCTCTTGATCTGTTAGTACATTTTGCTCAAACAGCATCTTGCCAGTGACCTCATCGACACCTACTGAAGCGGCAATAGCATTCATTTCTTGGATTCGTCGTGGGATAGATTCGCCAAGATTTGCAAAATCAAAAGGCTCTACGTTGACAATTTTGCGCTCCGATAAGAAGTCTAGGGCATCGCCTTTCTCGAATGCCGTAACCATCTTGTCTCGATACTCTTCGATGTTCTGTTGACTTTGCGCTAAGTAACCTAACTCTTGTGCTGTAAGCCCCGCTGTAGGCTCAGCTTTAACTTGATCGAGTAATTTATCAACGCCAGCCAGTGTGCCAGTATTGTTAAGTATCTGGACGTTCTTGTTACCTGCCAAGATGTCATCAAAGTCTCTGGCATCAGCTTCAGTGCCAAAGGCTTTTAGCTGAAGGTTTACATCATCTAGCTGTTCTTGAGGGACTTCCATGCCGGTAGCAATAACATCACGCAGCGATCCAAGGTCATCCTTTAGCTTGGCTCTAGCAGCCTTTAATTCGTCATTACGTTTTGAAAGCACTCCGCTAGCAGCGCCTATAAGTTGACGTCGCTCTGTTGGATCAAACCGCTGATCGTCACGAATACGATTAACAAAGGCTTCTGCTTCTTCTGGCGTCTTAATTCTATTGACGACATTGATCTCACGCTCGTACTGAACGTCTTTAACCATCTGAGCAGATCGCTTTGCGACATCCTCATCGGTCATCAATCCCTTATCTTCGAGATCAATATAAATCTTTTCGAGATCAGCTAATGCCCTGGTGCTAGTAGCAAAATCGCCATTGATCGCTTCGTCCCTGAGCGTCATCTCTCGTTTGGCAGATTCGCCAACAAGCGCATCTAATCGTCCTGCATTGGCATCTGCCCTGACGCCTACACGCTTGGAGATGGCATAACGATCAAGGCTAAGCGACAATTCCTGTTGCTGTATAGGATCTTCAAATCGCTGCGGTATCTTGTTCTGTATGCTTTGAACGGCGCTATCGAAAAAGTCTTCTCGCTTCTCTGGTGGTTGCAAAGCAGCCTCTTCAGCAGCAAGCGTTACCTCTTCCATGTATTCGTTTGTAAATTGCTCGTTCTGAAGATCGCGCTGTATCTTTGCTTCTAGCTCTGCCGCCTCTCTCTGTCTGCGGTTTAACTCAAGCGCTGTGTCGCCTACCTGCTCAGCCAGTGCGCCCATCGCCCTAGCTTCTGCCGCACCAAAAGCTTCTGGTGTAGCGCGAACACGCATAGGTCTCGCACCTACATCAGCCGCTAATCCTGTTTGCGCTTGATATGTTGGTACTTTCACTTCAGTCTCCCATTCCCGCTATTTGGGCGCCGCCTCTTAGCAGCGATCCGGCAGCCTGGTAGTAACTCGCTTTTTGTGCTGATCGGCCCATCATGCGATCAAGGCGACCTTGCAGTCTTTGCTCGGTTGCAGACTCTAGCGCCTGTTGCTCGCCAATAGATGCGTTATAGCGACGTAGCGCAATCTCGGTATCGGCTTCTCTAGCGTTGTCTAAAAGAACTTGTAATGGCGTACCGCC